TATCGGCGACACTGAGGTGACTCAGGCCGGTTATGAGGAGACTAGCGTTGTACGCGTCGGCCTCAAGCCCGTCCACCCGAAGGAGTTCGTAATCGACCCGACGGCTCGTAGGATCGAGGATGCATTGGGCATGGCCCACATCACTGACGTGCCTAAGCACGACATCGAGATGAAGCAGACCTCCGGCACCTACCGGGACACAGCCTTGTCAGGCTACACCGACAGCACAGTCAGCGGCGAGAAGAACCGCGACAGCCTGACGGCCAAGGAAGACGACAAGGTGTTACTCGTTGAGTACCACGGCTTCGTACCCAAGCATCTCCTAGAGGGGCTGGCATACGAGGACGACGAGGGTAACCCGGAAGAGTATGTCTCCGACGACGAAGAAGTAATGGTGGAGGCTATTGTCTCTATCGCGAACGGTACGACCCTGTTAAGGGCGGTTGAAAACCCCTACGTTATGGGTGACCGCTGCTTCCTAGCGTACCAGCACGACACTGTACCCAACAGGTTCTGGGGACGTGGCGTAGCAGAGAAGGGCTACAACCCGCAGAAGGCGCTGGACGCTGAAGCACGTGGCCGTATCGATGCAATGGCTCTCTCGATCCACCCGATGATGGCAATGGATGCTACGCGGCTGGCTCGTGGGACCGACTTTAAGATTGCCCCCGGCAAGAACATCTTCACCAACGGCAACCCGGACGAGATTCTGAAGCCGTTTAACTTCGGACAGGTGAACCCCTCCACCTTCAGCCAGAGTGCTGATCTGGAGAGGCAGGTTCAGATGGGCACGGGGTCAATGGACAGTGCAGTGAGCACCGCTGACAATCAACGGAACGCCACCTCTGGTGGTATGTCGATGATCATGGGTGGGGCTATCAAGCGCAGCAAGCGTACACTGGCCAACATCGAGCGCAGGTTCACGCGCCCGTTTATACACAAGGCAGCATGGCGAATGATGCAGTTCGCTCCCGACCGCTACGAAGTGCAGGACTTGACGTTCAACGTCTCCTCAACACTTGGCATAGTGGCTCGTGAGCTGGAGCAGCAGTCGCTGGCTAACATGATGAAGACCGTTCCGGCTGAGTCACCTGCTTTCTGGATGCTCTTGAAGGGGATCTTCGAACACAGTGTAATCAGTAATAGGGACGAGATGCTACAGATCATCGACCAGATGATGAAGCAGAGCTTACAGAAGCAGGCGCAGCCTCCGCAAGACCCGCTCGTACAGATCAAGATGAAGGAGATCGAGATCGAAGCGAAGCTGGAGCAGGCGAAGCTGAAGCTGAAGGATGACCACTTCAACAAGGAGTTGATGGTGGACATAGAGAAGCTGAAGCTGATGCAGGCTGAGCTGGAACTGGAACGTCAGAAGGTGTTCGTGAAAGCGAAGATTGATTTGGCGGGACAGGAGCAGGACAGTCTAGTCACAGCCGTACAGATGCAGGGGGCCGAGAGGTCTGACATGCGGAAGACGGCAGTCGCACTACGGAAGGGGGGTCGGTCATGACACGGACCCTTCTTGACTCAACCTCGGAGGTAACATATGTGGCCTCGGCTGTAACAGTAATATCAGGACTCACAGTTAACGAGTGGGGTGTGATCATCGGCTTAGTAATCGCCGTGGCCACCTTCGCCGTTAACTGGTACTACAAACATAAGACCTTTAAACGCGGAACCTCCGCACACTAACCCCCCGAAAGGGACAAGGAGTAGCAACAATGGACCAAAAGACATTCGAAGACTTAATAGACATGTTCACTAGCGACGGCTGGGCCCTCTTTATCAAAGGGACCGAAGAGCTGGAACAAGCCATAGTCAAGGCGGCCCCCGACGGAGCCATCACCAACGACCAGTGGCAATTCGCACGAGGACAGATCCAACAGCTTCGGTCAGTGTTGGGCTACGAGAACTACGTTCGACTGGGCTATGAAGCACAGGAGCGGCAGATAGAAGAGGACAGTATCCTCGACTCACTCGGAGACCCAGATGCTGATACTATTTGATTTTAAATGTGACAAGTGCCAACACGTCGAAGAGAAGCTGGTTCACCATGAGGTGAAAATCGGTAACTGCTCGGAGTGTAACGGCAAGTCGCTACGCATGATCTCCCCTGTAAGGAGCCAATTGGAAGGTATTTCCGGACACTTCCCTGACGCTGCTGACAAGTGGGCAAAGAGTCATGAGACTGAGGGGCGCAAGCCCAGTGAGTCCAACCCGAGCGGTTGGTAATCCTCACAATCCCTGCACGGCAAAGCTTAGCCCATAGGCCCCGTGTTAACCCTAACCGTAAGGCGGAATTAATATGAGCACAGAAGTGGAACAAGAGTTAGAAGAAGTGAGTTTGTTTGATGACGACGTCAAGGTCAAAGAAGGCCCCGTTGACACAGCACCCAAGGAAGAGGAGGCACCAGCCTTCGTCGTACCTGAGAAGTTTGCAGGTAAGTCGATGGAAGATGTCATCAGCTCTTACGTAAATCTTGAGAAAGAGTTCGGTAATAAGAGCAACGAAGTCGGGGAGCTGCGTAAGCTGACTGACCAAATCCTTTTGAACCAAGCCTCGCAAGGTCGGCCATCTACGGACGATCAAGAGGATATTAATGACGATGTAGGCTTCAACGACTTTGTCGATGACCCCCGCACCGCAGTGGACAAGGTGTTGAGTTCCAACCCCCGTCTACAGAAGCTAGAGAAAGAGTTCGATACGAACGCACGCGCAGTCAGCCGCAAGGCCCTGCTCGAAGTTCACTCCGATGCAGACGACGTAGTGGCAAGCCCCCAGTTTCAAGAGTGGGTAGCCGAGTCGCCATTCAGAGGTCGCATGTTACAGGAAGCCCACGTTAACCGTGATGTTGCGGTGGCTTCAGACTTGCTAGACATGTACAAGACCACACGAAAGGCAGCTACTGACAACGCAATCGATGAACGCAATGCAATCGCTAAGGACGGACTCCGTAAGGCTACTGTAGAACGTGGTACAGTTGGTTCCAAGACCAAGCCGGTCTTCAAGCGCTCGGAGTTAATCCAGCTCAAGATGACCAACCCACGGCGCTACGAGAGTATGTCAGCAGAGATCAACCTAGCCTATGCGGAAAAACGAGTTAAATAAAACAGGAGATATAACTCATGGCATGGCCAACAGACGCCACAGGCGCACAAACCATTACGACCAATGCTTCATTCATTCCCGAGTTGTGGAGTGATGATGTTATTGCAGCATACAAAACCAATCTTGTTATGGCGAACCTCGTCACCAAGATTAACCACGTAGGTAAGAAGGGTGATACGATTCACATCCCCGTCCCCGGTCGTGGCTCAGCTTCAGCTAAAGCTGCTGGTGCCGTTGTTACTCTGGTAACCGACACTGCAACGCTGAAGGACATCAGCATCAACAAGCACTTCGAATACTCCCGTCTGATTGAAGACATGGCCGCTGTACAGTCTATCGACAGCTTCCGTGGCTTCTACACCAACGACGCGGGCTACGCTCTGGCAACTCAGGTTGACAACGACCTGTGGGCCTTGGTAGAGGCACTGCAAGGTGGTACAGTTGGTGGTACAGGTGCTGCACTTTGGGAGAAAGCGGTTATCGGTGGTAATGGTTCTACCCTCTACACCGGCAACTCAAGCAACGACACGGCCCTCACGGACGCAGGTATTCGCAAAATGATCCAGACTCTGGACGATGCGAATGTCCCGCAAACTGAGCGTGTTCTTGTTATCCCGCCCGTCGAGCGTAACACCCTGATGGGTATCGCACGATTCACCGAGCAAGCCTTCACTGGTGAGATGGGCCCGGGTAATACCATCCGCAACGGCATGATCGGTGACGTTTACGGTATCCAAGTGTACGTATCTTCTAACGCGCCTAGCATCGATTCCGCTGCTACTCGTATCGGAGCCCTGCTGCACAAGGACGCACTCGCGTTCGTAGAGCAAATGAGCATTCGCTCACAGACTCAGTACAAGCAAGAGCACTTGTCTGACCTGTACACCGCTGACACCATCTACGGTGTAGGCGAGCTGCGTGATACTTCTGGTGTTGCTTTCGCCGTACCTGCCTAACCGCACGGGGGCTCGTAAGGGCCCCCACTTAATTTAGGAGAAGTACTATGAGTAGAATGTCAGGATACAGAGCAACCGCTGCCTTCAACGCTGCCTCCATCGCGGATGGTAACGAAGAAGTGTTTGCTGTTGCAGTACCCGGAGCAGTCTTGGGCGATCTCGCCTTCGTCGCTGCCACTATTGATGTCACTGATCTTGAGCTTTCAGCCCAAGTCACCGCAGCCAATACGGTTACTGTTAGCTTGAGTAACAACACTGGCGGCGCAATCGATTTGGCTGCCGCTACGTTGAATGTCAAGGTCGTACCTTGGGACGCAGCGTAATCTAAAGAACGGGGGAGTGGCAATCTGGCTGCTCCCCACTATTAATCCGAGGAACACATGGCAACATATACAAGTATTATTAACTCTGTTCTCAGACGCCTGAGAGAGAGCGAGGTGGCAGGACCATCCTCAACTTCCTATGCAGCCTTGATCGGCGACTTCGTTAATGAGACGAAGCGAGAAATGGAAGAGGCGTGGAAGTGGACACACCTCCGCACCACGGTCCCTATTACAACCGCATCCGGCACAGCGCAGTACGTGATCACCGGGGCGGGTAAGCGATGGAAGCTCCAGCATCCTAAGCTGAGCGTCTACAACGCTACGACGAACCACCGACTCCTCCCACAGCCAGCGGCGTGGTTGAAGCAGCAGGTTATTCTGAACGCCAACCCTCAGCAGCCTGCATATTATTATTTCGAGGGATATGACGCAAGCGGAGACCCGTATGTCACATTCTATGCAATTCCTGATGCAGTATACACGATTAACATGGACGTGGTTATACCTCAAGCTGACTTCACGGTTGGCTCGGAGGAGCTCTCCGTCCCAGAGTGGCCCGTAGTTCTCGGTGCCTACGCTAAGGCCTTGGCCGAGCGGGGAGAGGATAACGGAAAGACACACGGTGAGGCTATGCAGAAGTACAGCCTTGCACTCGGCGATGCCATCGCGATGGACATTGCACTAACTACAGGTGAGACAGACTGGTATGCCTAAGCAACTTATCCCACTTACGATCTCAGCCCCCGGCTTCCTTGGGCTCAACACCCAACAGGCTGGCAGTATCCTGCCGCCGGGCTGGGCCACGAAGCTGGATAACTGCGTCTTTGATAACATCGGCCGTATCGCTTCCCGTAAGGGCACCCAGCAGGTCCATGAAGACGCGATCTCGGGCACCCCTACGATGCGCTCAGGTCACGAGTACGTTGACCGTACTGGCCAATCTATCATGATCTGGGCTGGTGATAATAAGATATGGAAGGAGGTGCTAAATGTTGTTACTGACATCACTGGCACCATCACCACACCAACTGCTGACAACTGGCAGTTCGCCAACTTCAACGACTGGTGTGTGGGGTATCAGGCCGGGCACGAGCCCATCTTCCTAGAGAACACATCAGATGACTTCATTGATGCTGCTGACTTCGGCGGGGCCGATACGAAGACTATGTACAACGGCATCGCAGCCACCAGTGCCTACGGGCGCACGTGGACGGTTCTGAATAACACACTTTACTACACTGACCTGCTCATTCACAGCTACGCTGGGGGCTCGTCTGGTTCCTTTGACCTCGCCAAGTTCTGGCCCAGCGGCATGGACACGGCAGTGGCAGTCAAGGACTTCAACGGCTTGTTGATTGTCTTTGGCAGAGAGTCCATACTGATCTATGAGAACGCAGACGACGTAGGCAACATGGCCCTTATCGAGGGTATCGATGGAGTGGGCTGCATAGCCCGAGACAGTGTCCAAGCCATTGGCAAGGATCTGGTCTACCTGTCGGACACGGGGCTCCGGTCCCTAGGGCGCTCGGTCATCGACCAGCAAGCCCCATTGAGCGACATCTCTTCACACGTTCGTGCCAACCTACTGGCTGACGCGGACGTAGGCTCCTCCGATGACATCAAGAGCGCGTACCACCCAGTGGACGGCTTCTATGTGATCAGCTTCCCTAACCGGGGGCGGAGCTGGTACTTTGACCTGAAGTTCCCCAACGAAGATGGGACATGGAAGGCGGCAACATGGGACTTGGCTCCCACTGCTATGGCCTACACTCGGAACAATGTCCTGAATATGGCAGTAACAGCGGGCTACGTCAGTGCCTACACTGGCTACCTTGATGAATCATCTGTTGGGGCCTCTGATGGCGCCTCCTACCTCCTCGACTATGAGGGTGTGTGGAATGACATGAGTCAGGAAGCAGAGGGAGTAGAGAACCTCCTCAAGATCCCGAAGAGCGTTAGCGTTCTGGGGTCGAGTGGGGCTAACGCTGAGACCTCCTTCAAGTGGACCTATGACTACTCGGCTGTCTTCCAAACAGCCCAGCTAGCCTTCACCTCCTCCGCTGCTGTGCAGTTTGGGGTTGGGGTCTATGGGGTCAGTACCTTTACCAATACCGACGGGACCTTCGAAAGGGTCCGGGCCAGTCTCGCTTCATCTGGACAGGTGATTAAGACGGGGATTGTGGCCGTAACCGACGGGGAGCCCTTCGCTCTCCAACGCATTGACATGCTAGTTAAAATAGGGAGACTATACATCTAATGGCAAATTACACAAACACCTTCGGCGGAGCAGCCAAGGACATTGCCGGAGATGTGATCCTCGGCGCAGGCTTTGACACCCAGTTCGGCGCTCTTGCCACCATGTCGGCCACGAAGGCAGACAAGGTAGCTGGTGCCACGGTTGACAACATCGCCACTACGGATGCCAACGGCAACCTGAAAGACGGTGGCGCTACGATAGCAGCGATTCAGAGTGCCGTTAAGGCTGCCATCTTTCCGGTGGGCTCCATCTACCTTGCCACCGTAGCCACCAACCCCAGCACCCTGCTGGGCTTTGGTACATGGACGGCGACAGGTGTGGGACGGGTACTGGTAGGTGTGGGTACCTCAGATGCCGCCTACGCCCTTGATGACAGTGATGGACAGTCGGATGCTATCATCCCGGCGCACACGCACACCGCCACGCAAGCGGCTCACACGCACACCTTCCCGGTTAACAACACATCAGGCGGTGACGGGACGGCTGATGAAGGTGATGGCCCTGCACAGAAGAATACTCCCACATCATCCGCAACCCCCGCAATCACTGTGGCCACGGCTACTGGCGGAGAGTCAGTGACAGGCAAGAACATGCCTCCCTACCTCGTTGTGCATATGTGGGAACGCACCGCTTAATCTAACAAAGGACAAAGACAATGGCAATAGGATCAATTTTAGGAGGCCTAGGCTCTACCCTCTTGGGCGGAGTAATGAGTAAAGGTAGCGGTAGCAGCTCGCGCGCGAAATCGGAAATACGGGACTTCAGGTCCAGTAATGGCCTGTTTGATACTGAGAAGGACAAGGTTGGTAAGACCAACAAGATGACCTCGCAGGCAACTGGAGACATGTTGGACTATCAGAACCAGCAGCTCTCACATGCGGGCTTGTTCGGGGACATGGCGGTCAACAACGCTACCGCTGATATGGCAGGACAGATGGGTCAGGACTTCCTTGGCAACCTTGGGGCATATGATCCCATGCAGATTGCCCAGATGCAGTTCGACCAGTTCAACCCTATCCTCCAAGACCAGAATAACCAAGACTTCTTGGGCATGGAGAACCGACTGTTCTCCCAAGGCCGTCTCGATCAGAGTGGTGTGGGTGGTGGCGACGGGCAGATGAACGCCCTCTTCGATGCACAGCAGGATGGGCAGCGTAAGCTCTTGTTCGACAGCTTCGGTCAAGGACTGGCAGCACAGAACCAACAATTTAATCTGGGCTCCAGCCTAGCACAGCTCGACCCGCAGCTCCGTGGATTGTTCCAGAGCCTAGGTACACAGGGTATGAACAACGTGCTCTCGATCGACCAGCAGGGACTCAACCGCTACAGCGCATTCGCTGGCGGTAGTCAGGGCTCGCAAGGCGCAAGCACTCCGGGCTTCAATCCGGTGGGCGCTATTGGTGCAGGCTTGCTCAACTCGGGAGCCAACGGGCTCACCAACGCAATGAATGGGCTGTTCCAGCCGCAGACCACTGGCGGTGCATATGGCGGATACTCTCCGAACGCACCCTCGATGTTCTCCGGCAACCCTTACGCATAACAGAGGTATATCATGGCAGGTTTATTTATGAGTCCACAGGACGCCCAG